TAAAAGACATTGTTTCTGTTTTATTTTCGTGGCCAAGAGATTTATTAGAAGGAATAACTGAAATATCCAGAATATGGAGAGAAACAACAGATGATTTTTGGAGTGAAAAAACCGGAATAGCCAATTTTACACCAAGAAAAGCACTTCAGATTATAGGCACAGATTTATTTAGAATTCATTTTTATAACGATATTTGGGCTAATATTGTAGAAAACAAAATAAACATTATTCTAAAAAATAATTCAAATGCTAATATCGTAGTTACTGATTGCAGATTTTCAAATGAGATTAACTTTATTAAAAAATTTCCAAATTCTCATATTATTACAATTGTAAGAAATTCAAATAATCATTTACATAGTTTATCTCATTCAAGTGAAGCTGAATGGGTAAATTATAATTTTGACGATGTTTTACAAAATGATAATTCTATTGATAAATTAAAAATTAATCTTAAAAATATTCTTCAAAACAAGTTTGGAAAATAATAGATGTTACTTGATAAGGATCACAATTGGCAGCGGGTCTTCTGTCTTCAAAATATCCACATCCTTCTTTTTCAACTTGCGTTGGAATTCTAACCGATGTATTACGGGTTCCAACACCAAAAGAAAACTCTGTATAACTCGATGTCTCGTGTAGTCCAGTTAGTCGAGCATTATTATACTTACCATAAACCTCAATATGTTCTGAATGTTTATTTTTTAATTTTTCCATGCAAAGGTATATTTCTTCAATCCCGCCTTCTAATCGCGTTTTATTAGTGCTGAAATTAGTGTGACAACCTGAACCATTTTGATCATCATATAATTTAGGTGAGTAATTAATACGAACATTGTATTTTTCGGCAATCCTTTCCAGTAAAAAATTTGCGACGGTTAAATGGTCAGCACCATCAATACCTTCACAAGGACCAATCTGAAACTCCCATTGATTTCGAGTTACCTCCGAATTTAAACCAGCATACTTAATATTTGCCTTTAAACAAGCATCTAAATGTTCTTCCACAATGGTTCTTTCTATACTGTTTGTTTGTGTTCCACAATAGTGTCTTCCTTTCGAGGATAAACATTTATCTTTATTTTCGTGAAGCATGATATATTCTTGTTCAATACCAAACCACGGTTCTTCATTTAATCTCTTGTCAAAAATTTTTACAGCATTATACCGATGATTGCTTGGTAATGGTTTCATATCAATATCAAATGTTTCACATAACACAATATAACAGTCATAATTATTATTTATTAATGGATTAAAAAAAAACTGACAAGGGTTTAAAATTACTTCAGTATTACCTTCGGAGCTTGCTTGACCCGTGGAACTACCATCACAATTCCAAATAGGAATGTCATCAATGTTACGAATGCTATTATTATATATTATTCTTGTTTTACTTCTTCGATTGCCGTTTCCATCAATCCAAAGATATTCTAAAACTGTAGTATGTTTATGATACATTTAAATATAATATGAGTATTATCTTTAAATAAATATAAAATTATATTTCCCTTGTTAAATTTAAAATGAAATATTTTCCAAGTCCTTAACATTCCAATATTCACAAGCTCCGCCTGGGATAGGTCGTCTGATTATAAAAGGAATTCTTTTTTGTTGCAATTCAAGCTCAGCAATAATATAACTGTCAATAACATTTTCGGGAATATTTATAAATGGTCTTGCACCAGTTTCAATTTGTTTTGCTCTTTGTCCAAGAATTCTGGCCTTCTCGTATTTAGTTAAGAACGGAATAGTTTTATGTAGAGGGTCAATAATAATATTGCTCGAATTTCTGACAACATTTGTGAGTTTGGAAATTTCATCATAATTATGAATTAAACACTCAGGGTGAAAATCATTAATATAATTTTTTGTAATTTCGCTGTCAAATTTTTGTAAATATAATTCATCATCTTCATCCTCATCCTCATCATCAGAATTTAATTCAATTTGGATAGGTTTTTTAGGCTTAATATTTTTATTTTTTTTAGATGACCCTTGTTCTATATTCTCAACAATCTCTTCCTCTTCTTCGGGTTCCTCGTCGCTTGGATCAAATTCTTCTGGTTCAGATTCTTCATCGAGAGCCACAATAGCTGGATCCTCTTCTTCATCCTCAAGTTCGTTGGGGTCATCTTCTGGATCATCATCATCTTCATCATCAATAGTTAATGATACCTTTTTAGAAATATCTCCAATTTTAGGTTTAATTATTTTTTTATTTTCAGAAACACTATCATCATCACTATCGCTTCCTGAATAATTACTATTTTCTTCGTAGTCGCTCATTGTTATTATATTTACTAAAGATACTTTTAAATATTTTATTTCAATTTTCTTTTAAAAAAAATATTTGTTAAAATACAAAACAAAAATATTACTAATTATTTTACCATTTATTATTTATCGTTTATTTATCATTTGTGTTCCAAACCGTATCACATGTAGAACATAAATAAATATATTTCATATTGACATCATCATATCTAATGTAGATAATTTCTCTTGGAATATCTTTAGTATTTGTAGGACAATCGGGGTCTGGACATAAAATATTACTGATCCTTGGTAAAGTAGGATCTAATTTAGTATATTTATTAATAATATGATTGAATGATTTATCACTTTTTTTAATTTGTCTCTTAGAAACACAAACATTATCTAGAGCAATATGGTTATCTTCATTGCCGCATTGTCGACAATAATAAACGAGACTATTCGGGTTATCGCTATTAATGCGAATATAATACATATTAGAACAGTTAGAACAGAAATGCATGATTAATATATATTATACTTTACATTATTTATTTATTTCAATTTTGTTTTATATTATAAAATAATTAAAATAACCTACACCAATAAATTAAAAGTTATCAACAAAAAGCTTACTTTCCTTTAATTTTTCAATAACTTTTTTATAATTAATATTTATATTCATAGAATAAAAGCCAGTTCTTAAGGTCTGATTTTCCTTAAAATCGGTATTATATTTATTTTCAGCAAAACTAAGTAATTCATCATAATTTTTATTAAAATTTTCTTTAACAAATGGATAAAAATACTCAAAAAAAGGCAAAAATACACCTTGTTTTTTGGTAATAATATCAGAAATAGCTATATCTAAATTAGAGTATTGAATAATTTCATCATATGATTTCATATCATTATGACCTTTGATAACACCAGGCTCATTTAATAATGGATCTTTACAAAGCAAAGTACATAATGTTAATAAAACAGTTGAAATTGTTTGACACGATGTCCATTGTTCGCCTCTCCAAGTATTTAACAAAGAAATGCAAACTTTGCCACATTTATATAAATTAGGGTTAAAACGAACTTCATTACCATTTGTGCAATACTTTATTTTTGGAGGACTATGAGGATAATCCGTTGGATATGATATTTCAAAAAAATAATTACCGCCGAAATAAGGCGTGTCAGATGGTCCAATAATTAGAGCATATCCTTTCATCATATCACTGTCATCATGGATATAATAAATTCCATTTTCGGTTAGTGGATTTTTAAAAATATGTTTAACATCTTTTAAAAGCCGACTAACTGTTTCTTTTGAGATGGTTGTTGTCATTATAAAATATAATATATTATGCTATTATCTTTAAATTAAAAAAAATATCTTTTTTTGTATTTTTATTAAATAAAAAAATGAAATAGAAAAATATTGATATATTATATCAATAATGAATGATATAATGACCTCAACGTCACAATTTAAAGATTTAAATTCGTTTTTAGCAAAGCATAGTGCTAAGCTGACAACGGGAGCTTCTATTACACATACAAGAATTGGAGATAAAGAATTAAGTATATATGGAGGTAGTTATGTAATTCCAAAAGAAGAATTACCATTATTTTATTTATTGTATCATGATCATGTTTTTGTGAAAAAAAATAAAGAATATTTAACAGAAAAACAAATAGTAGATGGTGCATTGGCGGTGGATTTTGATTTTAGATATAGCTATGATGTAGAAACAAGACAACATACAAAGGAACATATCCAAGATATGATACTTTTATATTTGGAAGAAATTAAGGAATGTTATGTTTTTGAGGAAAATAAGCCATTTGATATATTTATTTTTGAAAAGCCAAATGTAAATAGGTTAGCCGACAAAAGTATAACGAAAGATGGTATTCATATGATTATAAGTATTCAAGTTGATAACATAATTCAAACGATGTTACGTGATAAAATTGTAAAAAAATTAGAAGAAATTTGGGATTTACCGTTGATAAATACATGGGAGTCGGTGGTAGATGAAGGTATAAGTAAAGGAACCACAAATTGGCAGTTATTTGGTTCGCGAAAACCGGGTAATGATGCGTATGAACTAACACAACATTTTGCGGTGTCATATGATAAAAGTGATGGTGAGTTTATGATGGACGAAATGAAACCCGAAGAGTTCGATTTAAAAAATAATTTTATAAAATTATCTGTTCAAAATGAGAACTGTCCAAGTTTTAATTTAAATCCAAAAATAGCGGATATGTATAAATCATTGACAGAAAAAAAAGGTTTAAAAATCAAAAGACTTACAAGCAGGACAAAGATGAATTTACTTATTGATGATATTGAAGAGGAAGGTGCAAATGATGCGATTTTAATTAATGAAATTGTAAATAAAGAAATATTAGATAAGGCGGTAGAATATATGTTAAATCAGTTAAAGCCAAATGAATATGAAATTAGAGAAACGCATCAATATACTCAACAACTACCTGAAAAATATTATGAACCCGGTTCTCATGCGTTAAATAGGCAAGTAGCTTTTGCTTTAAAAAATACGGATGAAAGATTATTTATATCGTGGGTTCTTTTAAGAAGTAAGGCGTCCGATTTTGAATATAATACGATACCAGATTTATATCTTCAATGGAAAAAATACTTTAATAAAACAAAAGAGAGCATAACAAAGCGTTCAATAATGTATTGGGTAAAACAGGATAACCCTCAAGGATATGAAAAAATTAAAAATACAACAGTTGATTATTATGTTGAAGAGTCGTTAAATACTCAGACAGAATATGATCTTGCGCAAGTATTAAAACACATGTTTAAGGATAAATACGTTTGTATTAGTTATGATAAAAAGGGAATATGGTATACATTTAAAAATCATAGATGGGTATTAGATAAAGGGTTAAGTCTTAGAGAGGCTATATCAAAACAGATGTTTGATTTATATTCGAATAAGGGTGATCAGTTACAGTCTGAGTATCATCATTATGATGCAAGTGATGATCGAGTTGAATATATCAAAAAAAGATTAAAGGTGATTTGTGATGTAAAGGTTAAATTGAAAAAAACAAATGATAAAAATAATATATTACGTGAGGCAATGGAGTTGTTTTATGATGGTGAATTTGTAAAAAGTATGGATACAAATAAACATTTGTTATGTTTTAATAATGGCGTTGTAGATTTCAATAAAAAGATTTTTAGAGATGGATATCCTGAAGATTACATTACTAAAACTACAAGAATTAATTATATTCCTTATGATTTAGACAATGAAGAAATTAAAAATACGTCAGATGTAATAATAGAATTTATGGAAAAATTATTCCCAGTTACCGATTTATTAAGATATATGTGGGATCATTTAGCGTCTTGTTTGATAGGTTCAAATAAGAACCAAACGTTTAATGTGTATCATGGAAGTGGTAGTAATGGTAAATCAATTAT